CTTTAGTTATTGGATATAATCAATCATTTCAATGTAAAGCTAATTTAGGCAAGAAAAATAATCAAATTTTTACTCATTTACCATTTGGTAAAATACGAGAAAAATTAGAATATCTATGTAAACGATATAATATTAATTATATCTTACAAGAAGAATCTTATACTTCTAAAGCTAGTTTCTTTGATAATGATGAACTACCTATATATAATGCGGATAACCCACAAACGTATGAGTTTAGTGGAAAACGTATTAAAAGGGGTTTGTATCAAACTAAAAATAATTATCTTTTTAATGCAGATTGTAACGGAGCATTAAATATTCTTCGTAAAAGTAGAGCTGTAGACCTTACGGTCTTATGCAGTAGAGGCGAACTGGACACGCCTAAAAGAATAAGGATTTCTTAGAAAATCAAACTTCTTAATAAAAGAATTTTATATTCTTTTTAGAATCATATGGCTTTAGTCATGTGAGGTTCAGGTGCAAAGGTCACAAATACATGTTTTCTAGCGATATCGTTCCAAAAGACGACGCTATGCATGTAGTAAAAGCAACGGATTTGTTGAGCAATACGCTTGAATTAACATTCAAAAATAAAAAATGCGTAAGCGTAGAGATTGTAAAATAATATGGAATTAAACTACAATAGCAAAACGTATTTATTTTCTGAATATATTGAACCAGTAAACACTGGTTTATATACAGCCGTATTAGTTGATGGCAATAATATTCGTTGTGAAATCGTATGGTTTAACGGCGAACTTCGTGAAATTAATGAACTCGGTAGTGAATAAAAATAAATAATAATAAAAAGACATGAGTCTGAGCACCTTGTATAATAATGGTGACCTCAAACTTGTGTCTTTTTTATTATTTGTTTGATATAATGATTATATAAATTTAGGTAGAGAGGAAAAAATAATTATGACTTATACAGGAAAAATGAATAAGAGTTTTATTGATGATATTGCAAATTCTATTAATCGTGTCATCCGTGAAACATCTTTTAGAAGCAAAACAAAATCTAAAAAAAAGAATTTAGATATTACATTTAGTTTCAGTGATTTATCTGAGCCAAAAAAAGAATTATTGTTATTAACAATTCGTAAGATTAAAGATATGAAAGAGGAAGATGTATTATTCTTTATTGATTCTATTAATCAATGCGAAAAAGAAAGAGGTACGTACAATGAATATCGTTGAACGAGTGATTCGTAGTTTAGTAACATATTATATTACGGGTTTTATTATTCGAACATTTAGAAAATTCAAATAACTATATTAAAAATTTAAGGAGACAAATAAAATGAACAGAGAACAATTAATTAACTTAGCAACAAAATCTATTAACGTAACAGCAGATGCTATTAATTCTGTTGTAGATTTTACACAAGAAAAATTTAATGAGGCAAAACAAAAAGCAATAGCAAAAGAAGTAGACTTTTCTAATGCTACACAAATTCAAAAAGAATTCATTGCAATGATTGCTGAAAATTTACAAGATATTGATGATGCAACAATTATTCAATGTCGTGATATTGTAACACATCAATTAGATTTAAAGCATGCGATTATTAAAATTAATGACGACCAAATTACAGTTGAAAATGTTGTAGCAAAAGAGGTAAATAAATTATGATTAGTTTGATTTTTTTCGGAATGGTAACTGTAGTTATCGGTATTTATGGTGCCAAATTTATTAATAAAATTAGAGGCATCGAAAAATAATGACACAAGATATTTTAATTTTACTTGCAGTAGTAGCCATGTCTTGTATGGCTACTATCTGCTTCATTGTTCACCAAGTATTCGCAACGCGTCGTATGCGTATTGAGTATGATGGTGGTTATACAGAAGAAGAAATTGAACAAATTGTAGTAAAAAAATTTAGATTATTAGCTTCTAGTCAATCATTAGAGCCTGGTAATTTTATTTACACTACAACTACAAAAGAAACCAATAAAGAACCTAAAACAACAAAAGGGAGAAAATGATGTTCAAATATGTAGTTGGAAATATTTTAGATACAGAATGTAAGTATATTCTAAATCCAGTTAATTGTGTTGGCACAATGGGTAAAGGGTTAGCTTTACAAATTGCTAAGGCATACCCTGAATCTGTTGAACCATACAAAGAAGACTGCAAAAAAGATTTATTAAATATTGGTCAATTAACTAGCTTTAAAGCTAAAAATGGTAAAACCATTATTCATTTTCCAACTAAGTATCATTGGAAAAATCCATCTAAATATAGTTATATTGAAGCTGGATTAGAAAATTTAGCTTATCATATTAAACATAGTGGTAACGAAACATCATATTTAAGCTTCGCAATTCCTCCACTAGGTTGTGGATTAGGCGGATTAAATTATGATTTTGTTCATGAATTAATCCAAACTATTTTAAGTGAATTTAAAACTATTACATTTGAACTATATGTCACACAAGAATGGTATGATACACATGTACGTTGCTAAAAATGCATTTTAATATTATAATAATAAAATGATAAAATATTTTACATGGTTTTAATGAAAAGGAAGATTAAACATGAATGAACAAACTCAACAAGAAGAACATATTATTATTGACTTAGATAACTTAGTATTGCCTAGATGTCGATTTGAAGTAGTATCTTCTTATAAAGACAAAAATATTAATTTACCGACACGTAAAACATCTGGGTCTGCTGGTTACGATATCGAAGCTGCGGAAGATGTCATTATTAAACCTCATTCTTCTACTGCTGTACCTACTGGTATTAAAGCATATATGGACGAATGTTTAGTATTAAAAATCTATATTCGTTCTTCATTAGCATTCAAACAAGGCTTGATGTTAACTAACTCAACAGGTATTATTGATAGCGATTTTTTCAACAATGAAGATAACGAAGGACATATTCTTGTAGGTTTGTATAATACTACAGATAAAGAAATTATTATTAAGAAAGGAGAACGTATTGCTCAAGGTATTTTCGAAGCCTACATTATAACGGAAAATGACGCAGAACAAGAAAAAGAAGTTCGAACTGGAGGCATTGGTTCTACCGGGAAATAATACGTTTTATAAATAAAAATGGACTACATTAAATTAATGGGAGATAGCGAAGATTGGACAGATACTACTGTTCAAGATTTCGTTAATTCCCATACTCAATCTATGGAATTTTTACTTAAAGAAGTAAATGAAAAAGAATCAGATATGTTATATGAATATTACATTGACCAAATGTATAAGGAATTTCAACAATCTAGCCAAATTCCATTTTAATTGTTAGAAAGATATAAATATGGAAATTAAAAATATTTTAGATAGAAAATTTTGGTGCAAACAAAATTTAATTTCTATTTTAATTGCAATTATTTTCGGTGTTATTTTTGATTTGTTAAAAGTTTGGAATACAGTATACGCATATTATTTAATTGGCTTAGTATTCGTATATCAAATTTTTATCACATATTTAACACATAAAACAAGACAAGAAATTTGTAATATTCTCGATAAAAAAATATGGTATATATCATTACATAATATTGATATTGAAGATTTAAAATATTATTTAAAAAGCAATGCCACTTTTTCTTTAGTTGTATTTGCTACCATTATCATAGATTTAATTTTATTAAAATTAGATATTGATATGTTCAATACTATGTATATTATTTTTTCAGTATTTTCTACATCTTATTTACTAGACCAAATTGCAATTAAAAATATTTTAAATAAATAAATAAAGGAAATAGATAAAAATGAAACTTACACTTTTTGAAAAAACCGTACTAGAAAAAGCGTATGAGAATGGATTACGTTTTTTTGTACGTGTAAACAAAAAAGATATTTTGTTCGTTGAAAGAAATCCAAAAGATACAGTACGTTTGGATTCGCTCGAAACAATCTTAGATAATATTGATAGTATTATCGAAAAGACAGAATGTATTTCTGATTTTGGTGATTTCAAATTTGCTAATATTCAAGATGTTATTTCTATTGAAAAAGCTCTTGGTAAAATTGATTGGACTAAAGTTAAAAAAGATACACTCGTTAAAGTTCGGTCTGCTAATGACGTACAACATTTCCGTTATTTCTGTCGGAAAATTGATAACGTACACGGTATTGAAGTATATCCGTTTGGCACAACTTCCGTAACAGCTCCTAATGAAGATACAGAAGTATATTATGATTTCGAATTGGTAGAAAAATAATGAAACCAACTGATATTCAAACATATACCCATAAAGATGGCAAAATTGTTGAGGCAGTTCAATATATCGGGCAACCTATTTCTGAAGAATGGTTGCCTAAAACTGCTTATGTTTTTGATGATGATGGCAGATTGTTTGTAGCTGGTGAAAGTTATCAATATGAAGTAGACATTACAGATTATATCGTTAAAGATGGTCGTGGACTATTCTTTGCCTTACCAGAACAAGAATTTCTCGAAAACATTCGGTAATATTATATATACCAGTGTAAAATAAAATACAGTAAGAATTAAACACAGCGAAGATATGTTAGTAGCATACATATCTTGTAGTATCTTATCAGAAAAGTAAAAACACTATAAAAGATGTATCGATTGAAACTATCGATTGTAATATAAATTATTTCGCATTAGTGTTCTTAAATTTTGGAGATAATTGAGTACACTAATTTTCATGTCGCCCTACGATTTATTATTTTACTTTTTAAATAATAATAGGAAGACGAAACAGAAAGTTAGGAGGCTACTAAATGAGTCTTAAAAAAATTATGTTAATGTTTGTTTTTGTAATTGGTTTATTTACTATTTCTGGTCAAGTTGGTGCTACCGAATTAACTGCGTATACGCACACAGGTAGTCCAATGGCTAATGGTGAATGGCCTTACGAAGGTGCCGTGGCTAGCAATGATTATGCTCTTGGCACAGTATTAAATATTAATGGTTATAATTACGTAGTTGCTGACCGAATGGCTCCTGGCATTCATGGAGTTATAGATATCTTCATGAATGATTATGATAGAGCAATTGAATTTGGTCGTCAGTACGGCGAAGTGTACGTCGTAGCATAAATTAGAAATTATCTTTTGTTTTTACTCTACTCTCCCGCTGTGTTAACACTGGCTTATTATTTAATTCAAGTATTTTATTTTTTAATATATGACAAAAAACTTTGTTCAGGGTAATATGTTGGTAGAGCACATTTACTTGTGCTATTAATTTAAATAAAAAACCTAAAAACATATAGTGAATAAAATTGAGGATGTTTTCTCCCCTTATTTTTATGAGGGGTTTTCGCCTCACTATGGAAGCTTACTCAAGTGGATTAAGAGACTAGTCTTGAAAACTAGGAGGCGGTTAATAGCCGTGCCAGAGTTCGAATCTCTGAGCTTCCGCCATGGTAAAGTACCCAAGTTGGATAAAGGGAGCAGACTGTAAATCTGTCGCTTATAGCTTCGAAGGTTCGAATCCTTCCTTTACCACCATTTATAGCGGAGTAGAGCAGTTGGTAGCTCATCGGGCTCATAACCCGAAGGTCACAAGTTCAAATCTTGTCTCCGCAACCACATGCTGGCGTAGCTCAATAGGTAGAGCGGTTGACTTGTAATCAACAGGTTGTGGGTTCAATTCCTATCGCCAGCTCCATTTTCATAATTATTTTAATTAAAAAATTGGAATATGAAATGTTACAGCCTATCATCAATTTTTTTAAACATTTATTTTTCGAAGAAAAACAATGTAAACAATTTAATGCTTTCGTAGATATGCATCAAATACATGAAGAAAACGTATTAAATCGTTTATCTACTATTGAGAACAAAATAGATGTATTAGAAAAACAAAAAGCTGCTCTAACTGCAATTCTCGATAAAATTGAACAATTAATCGAAGAATTAAAAGATAGAGCATGAATAGCCTCCTTAAAGAATAACTAAACGGTAATAATATAATGAGCCGTTTAGTTATTTTTTTAGTAATAAAGGAGGATTCTAATGTTTTCTCAAATGTTAAAAGAAAATGGAGAATTTTCTTTAACCCGTTTTTTGGCATTTGCAAGCTTTATATCTTTCATCCTTGTTACTATAATCATTATGATTGTTAACTTCTATTTTTCATATGACCCAGGTTGGTATAATACATTTGCTACTTCAACAGTAGGTGGTACTTTCATCCAACCTATTAATAAATTAATTAATAGTAAATTTAATACTGCTAAGGGTTCATATCAAGAAATGCCTATTACGGAAGGTACTGAAGAAGACACTAAGATTTCTAATAAGGACGTAAAATAATATGTGGAAAATTACAGATGATGATGTACAACGTATGGCATTAGATGCTCAAGGTAAGATTAATAAAATCTATGTCCATTGGACAGCTGGTCATTACAACCAAACATTTGGTGATTATCATATTAATATCACTGGTGATGGTTCTATGTATACAGATACAGACGATTTTGCAGAAGTAAAAAATCATACGTATCGTAGAAACACAGGTGCTATTGGTATTGGTGTATGTTGTGCATATGGTGCAACTGGACAAAATAATTTAGGTCCAGAACCTCCTACTCAAGCTCAATTAACACAAGTAACTCGTGTGATTGCTATGTTATGCATTGATTTGGGTTTACCAGATGATATTCAACATGTGCTTACTCACGCTGAGGCAGCTGATAATAAAGACGGCTGGTATGCACATGAACCATACGGTCCAGATTCTACAGTAGAGCGCTGGGACTTTGATGTTGTACATGAAGGTGATGAGCCACGTTCTGGTGGTGCATGGCTTCGTGGTACTGCAAGATGGCATGGAGCTCAATGGGGTTCTAGCATCTAAAATTATGTAATAAGAAAAGACCTTTTGTTTTTTATTAAAGAGATAAAAGGTCTTTTTTTAATACATAACTTTTAATAGTTGACAAAACTATTTTTTAGAAGTAAAATAAAAAATATAAATTACATTATTAGAAAGGCGGTGAATATAATGACAAATTTTATTGTTCAATTTCCTCTCAAAACAGAAAAGTATCAAGAAGATATTTTAGATAAACGTTTTGAAATTGGTAGACAAATCTATAATTCTTTAGTAAATATAACTCAAAAAAGATATAAAGAAATGACTAAAACTAAGAAATATAGAAATCTTATGTCGCAGTTAACAGGAAATAAAAAAGAAGATAAAATTATTTGGAAACAAATTAATGATATTAGAAAACAATATGGTTTTTCAGAGTATTCATTTCATAATGATGTAAAAAAAATACAAAAATATTTTTCTGATAATATAGATTCTCGAACTTCGCAAAGAATAGCTTCTAATTTATGGAGAGCGTATGAAAAGTTATTTTATGGAAATGGAAGAAAAATATATTATAAAAAATATAATAACTTTAATTCTTTAGAAGGAAAATGGAATAAATCTGGTATTCGCTTTAGAGATAATTTTGTCTTATGGAATGGATTAAAAATTCCAGTTAAAATTAATTACAATAATCAATATGAATATCAAGCATTAGAATCTGATATTTCATATTGTCGTATTATTAGAAAATATATACGAAATAAATATAAATATTATGTTCAGATTATTTTTAAAGAAAATCCACCAGTGAAAATAAATAAAGAAACTGGTGAAATAAAACATCCTATTGGTCAAGGTGATGTTGGTATTGATATTGGTACTTCTACTATTGCTTATTCTTCTTCTACTGACGTTAAAATATTAGAACTTGCAGATAGAGTTCAAAATATTGAAAATCAAAAAAGAAGATTATTAAGAAAAATGGATAGAAGTCAAAGAATTATGAATCCTAATAATTATCATGAAGATGGTACCATTAAAGACCAAGGAAGTAGAAAATTAATTTGGAATAAATCAAATCATTATATTAAATATCAAAATCAATTAAAAGAATTATATCGTAAACAAAAAGATATAAGAAAATATCAATATGAATGTTTAGCTAATCAAATTATTTCTCTTGGTGATACTATTTATGTTGAAACAATGAATTTTGCTGGACTTGCTAAAAGAGCTAAAAAGACAGAGAAAAATAGCAAAGGTAGATTTAAACGCAAGAAACGTTTTGGCAAATCTATAGCCAATAGAGCTCCATCTATGCTATTAGAAATCATAAATAGAAAATTATCTTATTATGACAAACAGTTAATTAAAATTGATACTTGGCATACTAAGGCAAGTCAATTTAATCATTTTGATGAAACTTATAAGAAGAAAAAATTATCTCAACGATGGAATGATTTTAATGGCATTAAAATTCAAAGAGATTTATATTCTGCATTTTTAATAATGAATACAGCGAATGATTTAAAAAGTTTTGATATGAATAAATGTAATGAAAGATTCGAAAATTTCTATAAACTTCATAATAAAGAAGTAAAACAATTAACTGGACATAAAAATTTAAGTAGTATAGCAATTTAATGTATATTTAATTTATTTATAGGTCTTGACATGGGCCTTACACTATCGCTAATTTATTCGTTGGAATAATTGATAGTAAAAATTTTATAGAAACAAATGAGTCTCTTGTACTTTCGAGTATATTTGGAAGTTTGTGTATATAAAGTCCCAACATATTTTAATTGTTGGAGTGTCAGAAAACTATTGAAAACCTTGTATTATATTGGTGTGGGCATTTCGTTTCTCCCCCCTAGAAATGCTCGCATATTCACTCCTATAGGATATAGATAGACAGATTGAACTCCTTTCAAATAAATAAACACATATAAATTGTACGGAAATAATAAAAAAAATTTTAACCTCCCTGTTAAAATAAAGACTCGTAGAAATAAATACAAACAACAAGATAATTCACCTTTCTTTAAAATAAGATTCTCACAATGATAACTTATAACCGTGGGGCACACGGGGATAGCCTATCGCCTGATTGTAAGACTTTTTAAAATAATAAAAAAGCAAATCTTTGGGTAGGAACCTCATGATTTTGAATCATAAGAGGGTGCCAGAATGCGTCTGTCTGTCTATATCCAACACATGTTCTTGTAGTTCAATTAGAATACCTTTAACTTCAAAGGAGATTTGCGTTAAAGTCGTAACGAGAGCATTAATTATTATATTAGGGTTTTACTTTTCCCCTGCATCGATATTACATGTTTATATTTTTTGAGATGTTTTAATAAGCATAGGTATAATATCCAGTTACGTTTTTAATGTACGAGTGTGGGATGCGAATAATCGAAGAGCATAAAATATCTTAGGTGCCCAGCTGGTGGAAGGCCAGCATACTTGTCCGTGTGATGAAATTGGAAAACATGACTGACTTAGAATCAGTTGACTTATGTCTTGCAGGTTCAAGTCCTACCACGGATACCATTATATTTTAATTGCTGTATTTTTTACTAAAAAATCCCAAAAGCTAAACTCCCTAAACATGCGAAGGATACAGCGATTAAAATATATTCACATTAATAGTATAGCGTTAACCATTTTATTTTTAATTTTTTAAATAGAGTACATTGTAAAACTGTTAAAGATTAAGAAGCTAAATACATTATAATTTTTTAGTGGTTAAGGCTATACTATTTTTTGTTTTATGACAAAAAAGGGAAAATAAAAATGAGACAATTAACAAAAGATACAACAATTGAAGATATTATTTTTGACTTAAAAGATGATGGTCAAAATGAATTAGCAGAATGGCTTCAAGAAAATTACATTGTTAATAAAGCTATTAATGAAGAAGCTATGTGTCAAGATAGCTATGATGAAGGCTATGAAGTTGGTTACGATGATGGTTATGATGAAGGCTGTAACGATGCTTCTGAAGAACTTAATATTGAATCTTATGAAAAAGGTTATAAGCAAGGCTTAATCGACGCTAAAAAATCAAAGTAGGTTACATTCTATAGCCTAATTACCAAAAGCCTTTTCGGCATAGAATTACAAGCAGTGGTATGCTTGACTTGGGTGTAAGTCGCCAAGCATCGATATCTATTCCGATGTTAAAAATAATAGAGTAGTCGTTTTTGTGCACCCACTTTTTGCGACGATAAATATTAAAACTGGGGGTATCTTAATATTCAGAGGTTATGTATATTATGCACATTAAACCTTTTATTTTTTATTCTAACCTCTGAATATTTCATGTTTCTAATAAGGTAATTGCCTTAGAAGAAGCCTTTATTATTTTTAGAAAAGATGTGTTTACAAAATTTTCATTTTAAATCTCCTAAACAAATAAAATAAAAATTTACTTATCAACCTCATAAAAATTCTAGTACAATTAGCACATCTTTTCTAAACTATTTATTGACAATATATTTTTAATAATATATAATTTTATTATCATTCCGGTGTAGTCCAATAGGTAGAGACAGCTGACTGTTAATCAGTGTGTTGCATGTTCGAGTCATGCCACCGGAGCCAATCACATTGTACGCTATATGTACAATGTATTTTTTTTACTCAAAATAAGAAGGAGAAGAATAAAATGCCTAGTTGGATAGAAGGACAAATTAAATTTCGTGGTACGCATACTAATCTTGTAAATTTTCTTGAAAAGGGTATTTTAAAAGAATCCTTTAGAGATATATTAGGCGGAACATATCATATGCTCGAGCCTGTAATTAAAGTTAAAGAAGATTATATTTATGGCTTAAAAGAATATTTAATTATTAAGAATTTTAATAAAGCTATGATTACTGAACATAATTATGAAATTCTTTTTAAAGATGATACTAAAGAAGATGAATATATTTTTGTGTCAGAAATTCGTAGTGCTTGGGATTTATCTAAGCGTGAATTATTAGATTTAGTTAAAGACTTTCATATTGATGTGAAAGGTCATATGTCTGAATTTGGTAGTTGTACTGAATTAGATTTTGAAATTTTACGAGATGGTACTGTTAAAAGTTATATTCATACTAATTATGAAAGTAGTGCAGAATATGCTTGGCAGGCTACTACGCCATTAAACGGTGGTTAAAATGCTTATTGAAAATTATAAAGAAAGATTTCTAAAAAGACTGAATGAAATGACAGCAGAAGAATTAACTGCTATCTTTAAAGAAGTATTCGGTCCAGAATTAGATAAAAAAGAAAAGGAAAATAAAGATGAATGAAGATATTCGTTTTAAAATTGTTGAAGAGATTTGCTCTAATTTAGAAGAATATCTTTATCAACAACATAATCAAAATTATATGGCTCCAGTACATATAAATATCTTAAAACATATATCTAAAAAAGTAGATGTTATGTTAGGTGTTGCTACTGGAGATTATGAGGAATCAGAATATAAAAATATTTTAGAAATGGAGAAAAGAGGATAATTATGTATTTCATCATTTACATTTTAATGAGTTGTTTTGCATTTACTTTATCTTTAGTGCGTGGTCATGATGTTCGAGAAAGTTATTTTCGAGCTCCATTAGGTCCTATTTATATTGTATATGCACTGTATCAAATTCTTGTTGGCGATAAAGTTGTTTATGATAAGCAAAAAATAAATCGTGAAGAACGACAAGAAGACAATAAAGAAAAAGAATTAGAAAATATTATTATTAAGTTTTAGTAGGTGAAATAATTGTTGTGGTTATTACATTATATCTTATTAATCGTTAGTGCTGTATTTTTTGTAGTTGCATTATTTACAGTAATTACATCAGTTAGATTTTTAAAAGATAAAGAATTTAAAGAGGAAATGAATAGCAGTCTTAAATATCAAAAATATGGCAAAATGACTGATAATGAAGTAATTGAATATGGCTCTATTGCTGTAGCTATATTTTTGTTTTTAAGTTATTTATTTTATCGTTTCGCAGGCTAATCATGGATTTCTATAAAAAAATACAGTCAGATATTCATTATCTAACTGCGAAAGAAATTGCACAGATATTAGGTATCTATAATCAAAAAAATGAAGTAGATGTTAATTTTGTAAGAAAATATTTTAATTATTATTTACCAGATAATGTAGATGAAATATATTATTCTGGTAGAAATTTAACTAGAGTATATCCATTTCAAGATAATGAAGACTATTTTAATGTGTTCGTTAAATTAATTAAAGAAGTATTCGATTCTACGTATTTAGCTAAAGGATTTTGGTCAAATACTATTATCGTAGTTAATAATAAAGAATACGAATTACAAATTAATTTAGATGAGTTTAGAATTACATATAAAATAATCTACGAAAAACTCTTGAAAAAAGAAAATCTTTCGGATATACTATAAATACATTTTTTAATCTATTATTTATTTTGGAAGGAAATTACTATTATGACTGAAATGACTATTCGTGCAGCGTTAACTAAAAAGAAAATGCTAGACAAACAAATTAAAGAAATGAGCAGAGAAAACTTCTTCGCTATTGTATCTAAAAATGAAACATTTATTGAAGGTATGACTCGTAAAGAATGGGAAGAACGAGTACAAGCTCGTTTCAATTCTTTTAATGATAAAGTAAAATATCGTGATGCTCTTAACGTAGCAATTTTGCATGCTAATGCAATTAATTTAATTGATGTTCCTAAATTTAATGGTTTAAATTCTAAGCCTACAAAAGAAATGGAACAAATTAGTTTTGCTGCGGCAATTTCTCGTAAGGGATATTATACTGAGTTATTGCAATACGTAACTCGTATGATTAGTGTTCGTAACGAAGCAAGCTCTATGTTCAGTACTCGTGTACGCGAAGCTGAATCTACAGTACGTAATCGTATGAACGCTGAATATGGTAATACAGCTGTTGCAGTATCTTCTTCTGAACGTAATAAACGCGAAGAAGAAATGCTTAAACAGTTACTTCCAGATTTCTTGGACCCAAATAAATTGTCCACATCTCTTGAAGATGTAAAAGATTTCTTGGAAAATTATATTGCTGAAATCGACTCTATTCTTGGTCATGCTACAGAAGTAACTATGGTTATGGTACAAGACTAATTAATATAATATTATAATATAATTATATTGCTGGTATATCGAAAAAATTTCTAAGATATACTCCGGTTTTTATTGGTATAGTTGGTAGTTCCGGTCAAAATAAAACCAACTATACACTCATATTGAACATGAAGAATAAAACGTGGTAAGTTGCTCAGTTAACCGCCTACATAGACAGAAAGTATGGCGGAACTGGAGTGATTAAAAGCGAGTTCGAGATGCTCATCAAAATCTCGTAATCATTAATCAATAATCTATTTATTGTAATAAAGATGAATTATGGCGGGAACGCATATGGGAACATATTACAAGATTAAGCTATTAATCATTAATTTAACTCGTAATCCATTATTATTAAGTTCTTAATGTTTAATCTGAAATCATTATAAAAATCCTACGGTTAATTTTTCGCTTTAGTATATGGCATTAAATTTTTATAGTAGGCTGATATATCGGCAATATTCTATCGGAACAATAAGGTGACAGTCTTAGAGGTCCGCATTTTATATATCGAAAAAGACATGGCTTTAGTAGCTATGTCTTTTTTTAGATACCTTGTATTATAATGGTATGTTATTTTTTATTTTTTTGAAAGGAAAACAAAATGGCAGAAACAGTATATGATAAGTTGTTGCAGGATAGAATTATCCTGTTAACGACTGACGTAAATCCATTGTCTGCTAATGATGTAAAAGCAAAATTATTATATCTTGAGGCAGAGGACCCAGATGCAGATATTTATCTGTATATCGATAGTCCTGGTGGCGAAGTACATACTGGTCTTGGTATTTACGACGTAATGAATTACATTAAATGTGATGTTAATACAGTATGCATTGGTGAAGCATGTTCTATGGGGGCTTTTTTATTGTCTAGCGGAGCTAAAGGCAAACGATATGCATTGCCTAATTCTCAAATTATGATTCATCAGGTATCGGCTGGCACTCAAGGCAAAGCAACAGACATGGAAATCTCTTTAAAACATGTACTTAATTTGAAAAATAAATTAAGTGAAGTCATTGCTAAAAATACTGGCAAAGATATTGAACAAGTTAAAGCAGATATGGAGCGAGATAAATGGCTTACAGCTCAAGAAGCTCTTGAATATGGCTTAATTGATGAAATTATGGAGGTGAGAGAGTGAACGAAGATATTGCAAATTTAACATGTAGTATTTGTGGTAAACATTCTGAAGATAATCCGAATGTAGTTATGTTACGCACAAAAGATACAGTTATTTGTTCTGATTGTATTCGCAGAATGTATGATTGTGTAGCTCCTAATCTTATTCCAGTAGAAAATTTTGAAGAAGAAACTACTCCTGAAGACCAAGAACGAGAAGAATTTCAAAATAAATTAAGTATTACACCAAAAGAAATTAAAGAACATCTTGACCAATATATTATTGGACAGGATATGGCTAAAAAAATGTTAGCAACTTCTGTCTATAATCATTATAAGAAAATTAAAATGAAAATGAATAATCCAAATAATCAAGATATTCAAGAAATAGACAAAAGTAATGCACTTGTTGCTGGCTCCAGCGGCAGCGGTAAAACTGCGATTGTAAAGCATATTGCTAAGATTTTAGAAGTGCCTTTTACGATTGCAGATATTACATCTTTCTCTCAAACTGGTTATGCAGGGCGAGATGTAGAAACAATTTTGCGTGATTTAGTGTCTGCGGCAGATGGTGATATTGAAAAAGCAGAAATTGGTATTGTATATATTGATGAAATCGATAAAATTTCTCGCAAGCAAAAGAAAATTGCAACATCTGCTGACCCAGCTCATGAAGCAGTACAACAAGGTCTCCTTAAATTAATTGAAGGCTCTGTTGTTGATGTACCTAAATCTGGTGCTAGGTTAAATCCAACACAAGATACAATTAAAGTAAATACAGAAAATATTTTATTTATTATGTCAGGGGCCTTTGAAGGTATCGAAGATATCATTAAAAAACGTCTTGGTACAGATAAAAATAAAATTGGTTTTGGTTCTAAACTTCCTGTAAGTAAAAACAAAGAATCAGTAGAAGAAGAAAATAAAATCATTAACCAAATTACTGTAGAGGACTTAAAAGAATTTGGTATGTTACCAGAATTTTTAGGACGTACTCCAATTGTATGTGCAGTAGAAAAATTAAATGAAGAAACACTCGTAAGAATTTTAACAGAACCAAAAAATGCATTAGTAAAACAATATCAATTATTGTTTAAAGAAGATGGGTTCGATTTACAATTTAGTGAATCTGCATTAAAACAAATTGCACATGAAGCAATTGAACGTGGCACAGGTGCTCGTTCTTTGCGTGGCGTAATGGAAAAAGTTCTTGGTGATGTAATGTTTGATTTGCCATCTCTTAATAAAGAAGATGGTTTAATTATTTATGTTGACACTATCGAAGCAGAAGATGAAGATAGAACGGATTGGTATATTGACCAATTAGTAGAAAAAAATGAGGAAGAAAAATAATGGCAACTATGACTGAGGCATTTCGTGCCCTAATTAACAAAGCAAATGAAAATTTAGGTATGGTATCTGACCCAGCTAAAAAAGCTGAAATTTGTGCATCTTTAGCAATTGCTATTGCAACTACTGGTCTTGTAACTGAAGTAGATGATAAAGTAGTAGAAGCAGTAGAAAGTGTAAAAGAAGAAACAAAAGTAACTGGTCGCGAAGCTCTTAAAAAAGAAAATAAAGTAATCGAAGAGCAAGCTCCAGAAGCTACTCCTGCAATTGAAGAACCAGCTAAGGACCGTGATGTAACAGTAGATGACACATGGGACGATGAATACTGGGTAAATCATTTTGCTAAAGAATGTGAATATCTACAAAATGCAGTAGAAGAATACGGTGAAGAAGAAATTAACGAAGCAGTTAAATTATTCTCTCAAGGTAACTATCAAACTGTAGAAGATATCCAACCATTTAATATTGTTGCATTCGTAACATATTTGAAAGAACTTACTGAAGAAGCTTAATTTTTGTTTACAAGATAAAATATAATCAAGTATAATATAGGTACAAAGATTATATTTTATCTTTGTATATATTATTTTTTAGGGTGAACAATACATTTGTTTTCGCTATTAAATTTTTTAATGCCCTAGATGGCAAGAAAGAAGGTATATTGATGGCAGTACGTAACTCTGTACACCTAATCGGTTTTATTCCAAAATCCGAAAAATTTGTAATCAACTCTAAAGTAAACGAAGAAGAACTTAGTAAATCTTATTATCGTGGTTTCTTGAATGTTCGTCGTGATTTTAAAAATAAAGAAGGTCAATATGATTATGACTTGATGCAAATCACAGCATTCGGTGGCACAGCTAAATATTTGGCAACATATGCTAAGCATGGTGACCAATTGATGATTGAAGGCGAAGTACGTCGCAGTGATAATTATGAAAAAGATGGCGAAGTAGTTCATGGTCAATTGTACATTCATGTAAATAGTGCAGTTATTGTAAGTGCTAATCCTAGCGAAAATTCTGGTACTTCTGCTCAAGCATCTGCACCAACAGCTCCGAAAGCACCAACTGGTGGTTCTCCACTTAAAAAGAAACTTTTTGGTAAATAATAATAAAAAATCCCCTGGTCTTTATATCAAAAGTATAGTATAATATAAGTGTCAGTAGTCATATACTAAAAAATGACTATTGGCACTTTTTTACTATTTAATTATATGTATTTTAAAGTATGTATAATTTTTTATTTTTACGAAAGGTGGTGATGAAGTGGACAAACAAGAATTAGAGCGATTGCAACAGCAAATGTATGATGAAATGATTGAACAACCTACTGTTCTCGATGAGCAAATTAATGATTTAGCTGAACATTTAGGAAAACAATTAACTTTTAAACAAAAAGAAAAAGTTAAATTTGAATTCTTAGACCATGTATATACAGTTATGTATCGTAAAGATATTATTAATTTCAAAGAAGTTATTTTGATGATTATTGTTGATGAGTCTGAAATTAATCCTCAAACTAATTTGCCTCGTACATATAATGTAAATGCTGAAATTGATAATAATTTGTCGATGTCTGAATGTTTACGGGCAACAGTTGCATCGTTCTTGCGACATCAAACTGGTAGCTTAAAAGCTGAATTAATGGAAGAATAGGAAAAACAAAAAATATGGCAGAAGAAACAAAAATTTCCGTATTACGATATCCAGATAATGTTCGTCTTAGAAAGGGTATGTATTTATCTTCTAAAGACCAATGCGTATTTGAAATTGTAGATAATTCAGTAGATGAATACGCTGCTGGATATTGTAACGAAATCGATGTATCTATGATTTGGGACGACGACGATTATATCGTATCTGTTAAAGATAATGGTCGTGGCATCCCAACCAAACCATCTGATGACCCTGAATGGAAAGGGTACTCTCAAGCCGAAGTGGCGATGGTTGTACTTCACGCCGGTGGTTAATATATTAGCCGTTTTTATTCAAATCTAATGAAGAATAAAAATAATTAGAGTGGAAAAAATCTGGGAGGCTAAATATAGAAATATATATGCTAATCAGAACTGAAGGCTAATTTTAAAAGATTAGTCATGTGCAACGCGTAGAGAATGAAACTTATTTAGTAAGAATATAATTTCTCCAAGAGGCCACTCTGCGTTTTAGATGAAAAATTTACGTAAAAAGGTACGCTGAGCTTATAAGAAATTATAAGAAATGGGAGATAAAAAACTCTCATAATAACAAAACTGAAATTCTCCCAGCTAGAAGGTGCTTATAAAACCAATACGGGAGGCATGAATGGCGTAGGTGCAAGTTGTGTTAACGCAGTTAGTGAAAATTTCTCATTATATATTAACCAAAATAATAAAAAATATAATGCAGAATTTTCTAAAGGCATTATCACACAACGACTTAAAGTTGTTCCTTTTGAAAAAGATGAATCTAAAGATTCTGGAACAACTGTTATGTTTAAATTAGATAAAGAATTGTGGACGATTGAAGAATATGATATTTCTCATATTAAAAAACGTTTGCGACAATTATCATATTTAAATCCAGGTTTAACAATTAAATTTTCTTTATTAGAAAAAGATGCTGAAGAATTTAAAGAAGAAACATTTCATTGTCCAGAAGGACTAATTGGATATGTAAATAAAATTTCTACAGGTAAACAAAAATTAATTGATATCGTAGAAATGAATAAAAATCTTGTATATGCTTCTACTACAGATAATCAAGAAAAAACGGTAGATGTA